GCCTCGTTTAAAGTTTTTGATGTTTTAGCTAAATGTGCTGAATCATATGACAAAGTTAAAGCTATGTCTAGTAGATCGTCTGAATCATAATCTAGATCTCCGTACTTTATTGATTTAATAAAAACATTGTACAAAGACCAAATTTCTAAGGTTTTACCATCCGCATCTATTTTTTCAATTAAAACCTGTAAATCGTCATATTGTTTTTTTTGCATACCATCAATTATGTCTGTTGCTTGACCTAAATTATATCCATATCCTTTCAATTTACTAAAAAACTCTATCCCTTTGCCACCTACGTCTATAATATTGACATCAATATCATTCCAAGTTACAATACCAGGAAATTTAACCATATGATTAATCAATTGGTGTTCGGAAACACTAACTTCCGGAGAAGGTTGTGTAACAGATTTAGCCCACCAAATAGATTTTTCGATAGTTACACGAAAACGATATTTTCTTAGTGGGTCTAGGGTGCTGTTTTTCCAAAAAGTCATTTAAAAACCTTATTCAAAAAAGCTCTTGGTGCCTGCTGCTTTGTCATTTCCACTAGTATCACATGTTGCCCAGTCATAACGGATTGTCAATTCAACTGTTCTGAGGTCGTCACTACTATAATCCAAATCACCAAATTTAGCTGATTTAATAAAAGGATTGTTTAGTTTCCAAACTTCTATTGCTTTACCTGTGGCATCTAAAACCTCAATCTGAAGAACAACAAGTCCACCATCATTAACAGCTTTGTTTTTAGAAATTGTACTAGCTTGATCGCCTGTTGCTTGGTTTTCATCCTTAACAACATATCCGGATTTTGCAAGAATATCATTTGTTCTCGCCACAGCATCAATCGAAATTGGATCAACTAACGTTAGACTGACTTCTGACCATGTCACACGACCAGGAAAATAATATTTATTATCCAAAAAATCATGCTCTACCTCAGAAAGATCCCAGGAAGGCACAGTTACAGATTTGGCCCACCAAAGAACGTCACCTGCAGTGGTTCCAAGTTGAACTTGAAATCTAAAGTTTCTTTTTGGTTGCGATTCGCTACTTTTCCAAAATGCCATTATATAAATCTCCTATAATATACAATAAATAGTTTAGAACTCAATTCCGGAGCGTGTGATATTGAAATCAATTGCAATAAACTCAATTGCGTATGCCGGTTTGATAAACACTTTGGCATACATAATGTTGCGATCAATTAAATCAGGTGTTGTTGTGGTCTCGTCAAGAACTAATTTGTAGTCTGCGATTCCAAACCCAGATTTTGCCTCTGCAAGGATTGGATCTGCTTGTGACTTAAATCGGTTCCATGTAGCATTTAAGTTGTTATCAAACAATACATTTCGTGCTACGGCCCCAATTCTTTTCTTCAAGTAGATCATCAAACGACGAACATTGATTCTATCCAAAGCTGATGGAGTTTGTTGAAGGGTCTTTTGTCCGAACACAACTGCTCCTTCATTTGGGAAATTCGCAATTGGGTTGATGTTTTTAAGATACAACTTATCACGATCTGCTTTAGAAAGTGTGTTGTAAACACCTACAACTGAAGGGCCTTGAGGTCCGCCAAGACTACCTAAACCACCACGGTTAAATCCAGCCGGTGCAAACCAAGGCGCTTGTGTTTCTCTCTCAGAAGAAGCAATAGCTCCAATTCCAGCAACTGAGGAAGGAACAATGATGTTGCCATCACTTATTTTTACTTCTGGGTAATAAGTAGCAGCATAACTAGTGTTATAATCCGCTGTATCGGCAGATGAAATAACGCTGGTAACAGTACCGCGAGTCTCGGTGGAATTCTCATGACCAGATCTCCATCCGGAATCTAGGTCGACGATGGCTAAAGCATCAGCACGTTCTGTTGTATTACCGATCAATTCTCTAACCAAGTTTGCGTTTGTAAGGCCAGGCATAGATATCAAATCGTATTGTACATATTCTGGGTCTTTAACAAAATCAATTGCTTTATCTACTGCTTTGTAAGCGTAGTGAGATTGTCTATTTTTCCCGGAAAGTACTTTGTTGCTAGAGAAAGGATCGACGCGTGTAATGTCTACTCCTTCAAAACCACCCATAAAAGGTACCAAAAATTTGTTTACACCAATTGTGCTGATTAGAGCAGCAGTGCCATTATCGCCTGTGTAAGAATTACCAGCAGCATGTGAACCAGATTGAAAATAGTACCTAGAGGAATCATTAGTATCCACTCGTATTTCATCTAAACTAAATACGAAACTTGCTTCCATACCCGCACCACCAGAAGAAATGTCTAAATGTTCCGGAAGTGCCCTGACAAGATCTCTATAATCTTGAGTGTTTTTAGAACCATATCTATATCCTTTTATATTTGGGTTGGCGTTTGACTTAGCCACATTTCTAACTCCAAAGTCTCTATTGGCACCATAGTGTGCGTTGTTTAAGCTTCCAGAGTCTGTGAGTCCGAGAGAGGGCCAAGAAAAAGAAGCAGTAACATCACCTTGTTTGAAATAGCAGAAACCTGTTGCTGCATGTCCGGAAAAAATAGCGGCATCATTAGCATCAAATGCATATGCATTCGACATATTTGAAACCAAACTACCAGAACCATTAGCTGTTGTACCTATAAGTTTAAAGTCTTGTGGTTTATAGGGTCCAAAGAACCCAAAAGGAATTGCGGAAGCACCAGCTTGCTTTACATCCGGATGCATTTCTACATAAAAATAATCACTTTTCTTTGGATAATTTCCAAAAGATTCAAATTTTTCTGTTGTTTCGTTATATACAACTCTAGAGTCTCCAAAATAAGAGGCAATGAAGTTATCCGGATCGTTTTCGTTTAAGTTCAAGCCACTTCCCTGTTCAACAATAGAGCCATTTTCCATATCAACCAGTTGTAAATCAAAAGTTGGATATGGTGAAGAAGTTGAGCCAACGCCGTTTACTTTTATTCTAACAATGTATTTCTTTTCAAATGCTTCACCATCTTGGTGAGAAACAAGGCGGAAAAGCTTTTTCATATTTGCCGCACTGTAAGCAGAAACATTTGTTTGAGGATTTGGCTCATTCGCAATAATCCAGCCGGTTTTAGAGCCGGAAGCGGACATATTTCTATCAGACCAATTAGTTCCTAGCGCACCAACTTTTGCAAGAGGCATAATAATTCCAAATTGTTCCCCAGCACTAGTTTTAGAAGCACCCGCCAAAACATTTTCTAAGTTAGTTTCAAAAGTTTCTCCCACAAAATACTGTTCTTGAGTATTCTTTTGTCCGCTAATAAGATAATGAGGATTGGTGCTCATAACATTACGTATAAAAGCATTTGAACCAGGAGTCAAATCTATGTTAAACTTCTCACTTGTTGTCGTGCCTGTGTGCATTTCTATAGTAAAAGAAGAAGCATTTCCAGTACCATTTGATACAATAAAAGTACCAATTGACGAAGTAGTGTGTGTTCCACCAGCAACCGTTCCAGTTAAAGCTGGTACACCCGCCTGTGTATATATGATAGCTGCAAGCGATCCGTTTAGATTCCCTGTTGTACCAGAAGCACAAACCCAAAGACCATAGGCACCTTTATTTGCACTAGGGGTTACAGAATTCGCTGCGTTCATATTCCACCCAGCTTTTGTTGTTGTTGTTTTTGACTCACCTGCTAGGCGAACAAATGTAACTGGGGATGTATTAGAAGCTAACCATGCTTGTGCGGCATAAAGGCCATAAGTGGGGTATGCTGTATTCCCGTTTCTCCAAATCTCATTATCTCCTGACTTTCCACTTTGGGCTTCCCCAAAAACAGCTTTCAAATCAGAAAGATTGGATACACGAATTGGCTTCATAGCCGGACCCTTTTGGGATGTACCAATAATCAGAGCGCCTTCATCGGCTGGCTCTGGTGGTAATTCACTCAAATCAACCTCACGAAGAAGGATATCTGGTGATATAAAATCAAACTTAGGCATTAAAAATTCTCCTTAAAACTAATATTCTTTATAAATAGTGTTCTGTTTTACTAAAAGGACTATTCGCGATAGTCTTTATCTTTCTTTTTCCATGGAGCTTTATCTCCAACAAGAACTCTTTCTCTAGAAATCTTTACATCAACAACATTTTCTCTTATTGTTACTTGCGGCTTATCTCTGTTTAGGCCATCCCCAATTAGATATCCAAGCACCTTAATATTTATTTTGGTTTCAAACATTCTCTCTTCTTCATTTAAAGAAGTCGTGTTTTTATTCTCAGAAAAATCAGGTTGTATAAACGCCTCGTACTCATGACCATCATATTCAAAAATAAAAGAGTTTATTTGTCCTGTTGATGTTATAAACGGTGTCATAAGGTCATTCATTTGTTGTTGATATTCGGTTCTTAATACAATTGCATACATGACGGTTACATATGTCGGTATTGGGCTTGTTACATACTCATAAACAACTTTGTTGCTCTTTGTTTTACCAGTATCAGAAGAATTCCTAACAGATCGGGCAACATCAGCATTTTTAAAATTTCTTGTTTTCTCTTGCTGTATTCTTCTAATTCTTGTTATCGTTCCACCCTTATAATCATTGCGTTCATATAGATTTGCTTGAAAAGAGCCCTTAAAATCAGCCTCTTTTGAGATAGAGTCTCTATTAATGGTTATAATAGGTAACTTTATCTTTCCAACCTTATCTCTTATGTCTTTGTTGTTTTTTACTTGAAAAACTCTATCAGTACCTGTCCAAATTACCGGTACCTTCTTCATTCCTTCATTTGTTACGGTATGTAAATTAAACACTTCGCTGATATGTTCATAGATTCCAAAATCTATTGTCTCAATTGTTGATGGTTCTAGTGTTATTGTTTTATTGGGCATTGAATACTCCGTCTCTTGCTCTGATACATTCTGCCTGTATCTCAAATCTGTGTTCTGGTTGTCCAAATAGTAATTTTGGCTCTATGAGTTTGACAATTTCATAAAAAACGTCTCCATACTTAACAAAATCTCCTTCTCTGACGAAAAGGTTCTGATCTTCTGTTAATCTTCTTTTGTGAAAATTAATTTTTATTTTTGTAGCTTTATCAACAGCAATATTTTCCATAAATGATGACTCAATACCTTGATATTCAACAAGCGCATGGACTCTCACCGGTGGTAAAAA